CACGAACCTTGCAGTAACTGTGGTTCATCAGATGCTAACTCAGTTTATTCTGATGGTCACAAGTTTTGCTTTTCGTGTAACACATATACTCCAGCTGAAGACTGGACTCACACCCATACACGAATGACAAATGACAACAAAACAAAAGCCCAATTCCTCGGAGCAGCGGAAGCCCTTAGAAAAAGAGGAATCAGCGAAGCAACAAACAACTTCTACCGAATATACAGATATGGTAACACCCTACGTTTCCCATACTACGGAAATGATGGTGTCGTTGCTGGCTTTAAAATCAAAACTAAATCAAAAGACTTCCATTACGAAGGAGGATCTACAGATACGCTTTTTGGTCAACACCTATTTCCAGCTGCTGGTAAGCGAATTGTTATCACTGAAGGAGAACTAGATGCAGCCAGTTGTTACGAGGTTATGTCAGGTTGGCCGATGGTCAGCCTACCTCATGGTGCGGCAAGTGCCAAGAAAGACTTACAAAAACAAATCCCATTCTTACAGGGATACCAAGAAATCGTCCTGTTCTTCGACAACGACGACGCAGGGCGTACGGCCACTGAACTTGCCTCGGGAATACTCCCGTCCGGTAGAGTCAAAGTGGCTAGACTCGAAAATTATAAAGATGCTTCAGATGCTCTCCAAGCTGGGGATTCTGACGCTATCAGACGAGCCATCTGGGATGCCAAACCATACCGCCCAGACGGAATCATAGATGGTAAGAACCTATTTGACATAGTAACTGAACCATCACCACCATGTGCTCACGAGTACCAATACTCAGGTCTCAATGAGAAGCTGCATGGTATCAGGTATGGAGAACTAATTACGATCACAGCCGGTACAGGCAGTGGTAAGACTTCGTTCGTAAGAGACCTAGCGTCACAGCTCTGCCAATGCGGAGAGACAGTAGGTGTCTTGGAACTAGAGTCCAATACAAAACGTACAGCACTTGGCTTGATGTCAGCTGCTGTAGGTAAAGCACTCCACATCGGAGAACACGAAGAAGATGAACTCAAAGAACACTTCGACAATACGCTTGCTAATTGGAATGTCTATCTTTTTGACGGCTTTGGTTCGTTTGACCCAGATGTTATTTACAACAGGATCGAATACCTTGCCAGTGGACTGGAGTGTCGTGTTATATTCCTAGACCACCTCAGTATATTGCTATCAGGACTTGATGGCGATGAAAGAAGAATGATAGATTCCACCATGACTAGACTGCGTAGTTTAGTTGAACGTACAGGCATCACATTATTTTTAGTATCACACTTAAGGAGGTCAAACAGTGACAGTCATTCGCACGAGGAGGGAGGACGTGTATCCCTCGGACAATTACGAGGCTCTCATTCGATCTCTCAAATCAGCGATTGCGTCATCGCTTTGGAGAGAGACCAACAGAGCGAAGATAGCAACAACACAACAACTGTGCGAGTTCTTAAGAACCGTTACTCAGGAGAAGTTGGAGTCGCTACCAGACTAGAATACGATTTATCCACTTGCAAATTTTATGAAACTAAGACAGAAGCCGAGCCAGAGTTCGACGTTACAGCCGATTTCTAGGCTCGTTAGACCTAACCCACCCACAAGGAGACAGATTGAAAGAGCAAAATTCAAAGACAAAACCTATCACCCTCCTGTTCGATCTAGAAACAACACCGATAACGGCAAGAAATAAAGAGATCCACTGTCTAGTCACGATGGATTACGAGACAGGTGAGGTCACTAGATATAACGACACAGGAATGACAGACCCTATCATCAGAGGAGTTCAGTATCTAGAACTTGCTGATACTATTATAGGACATAACATCATTGGCTTTGACTTGCCAGTGATTAAACATATCTATCCTTTCTTTGAACCAAAGGGTACGATTGTAGATACACTTTTATTATCAAGGCTATACCATCCGAACATGCTAGACATAGATCGTAAAGCGCAAGTTACAGGTATGCCACCAAAGCTATATGGCCGACACTCTCTGGAATCCTATGGCTACAGACTCGGAGAATACAAAGGGAACTTTGGAGAGACATCCGACTGGCTAGAATGGAGCAAGGAGATGGAGGACTATTGCGAACAAGACGTTATTGTTACAAATAAATTATGCCAACATTTCCACCCTTACCTGATTGGGTCAAGCTAGAACATCAGGTCGCCCACATACTACAAAAACAAGAAGAACATGGATGGTATTTCAACGAACGAGAAGCATGTGAACTCG